GGTACATATTCGTTAGGAAGGTTAGATATAGAAGTTATTCAAAATCTAAAAGCAGATTTGCAAGAAGCTAAAGAAAGAGTTGCTCAATTAGAAAGAAAATATATTTAAAGGAGGAAAATTAAAATGATGTATCAAGAATTTAAAAATGAGTGTGAAGAGTTAGGAATGACAGAACTTAATTTAAAGGATAACGAATTTGAACAAATACATATGGTGTATGTTTATCATCCTTCAATAAAAACAAAGCAAGATATAGCAAGATTATTTGTATATTTTGGAATGACAGTAATTTATGATATGCTACAAAGAGCTGAAATTATATGCGAAAAGGAAAAAGAAATTTCAACTAAAAGAATGGAACTAGAAAAACTATTGGAACAAATGGAAAAGATTAAATCATAACTCAACTAGGTGAGTATAAATAGGATTTAAGCCTAGTGCGTGAGGTAGAAATACCTCAGTATCAAATATAAAAGGAGGTTCAAAAAATGAAAAAACAAATATTAAAAATTAATTCAATTTGTGACAGTTTAGAACAAGATATTTTTCAATTATTCAATTCAGAGGTAAAAGTATTATCTGAACATACGTATTCTATTGAGGAAGAATTTAACGGATATTGGAGAATAACTATTCATAACATTGAAACAAAAGAAAAATACATTTTTTCAATAACTGATAAATTATTAATTGAAAAATCAGAAGATGATATTTTATCAAGTTGTATTCAAAATCTTATATCAATATTAAAGAATAAGGAGGTTTAACCATGAACAACATTCAAGATTTTTGTAATTACCTTGAGTTAAAAATTAAATGTAAAACATCATATAATATTGATGAATTACAAAGGAAGATTACATTTTATATTAAATTAAAAGAGTTGGATTTTGGTTTAACTTATAAAATTGATTATTATAAGTTCATACATTTTATTTCTTATACTGATTTGTATATTTTAATTAAAACATATTTAGACAACGAACTAAAATATTATATTTATAGATAGGAGGGATTAATCATGAAACACAAATACTCAAAAGACGATTGGGAAACTATATCAGGTGCATTGGAATATTTTATTGAGCATGTTCCAATGCCAACAGGTGAATACTTAATAATGTCAAACTTAAAAGATAAAACTGCACATGAAGCTACAGAAATTGAAACAACATTAAATCCAATAATAAAGAGGTTAGAAAAACAAGAGAATAACATAAATACAATAATTACAATGATGAAATCGGATAATACAAATGAAGCCATTTACACGTTAACAGGTATAATTCACAAACTAGAAACAATAGCTGACTTAATGTATTTAGATAGTAAATCTAATAAATCTAAATTATAAGGAGGGTAAAACATGAAACTAATATATCTGTACACAGGTAAAGCAAAAGACTTTAAACCAGTAACCAAAGATGATTACAAAAGAATGTTAAATGCTAAATACGGTAAAATAAATCTCATTTTCACAAACTAAAAGTATATAAAACAGCATTTAAATGATATACTAATAGTGAAGGGGGTTTACAGTATGAACTATTTAAACAATATTAACAAGGCAATTTCTGAGAGCGGACTAAAGAAAAAATATCTTGCTGAAAAGCTAGGATTTGAATATGAAACTTTTAGAAAGAAGCTAAATGGCAAGAGCGAATTCAAAATTAGTGAGATTATAAACCTCACTTCACTACTAAATATAAATTTAATGGAGGTATTCGATAATGAGTAAAATAGTAAAATTCAATGAGGTAATGCATCAATGGGAAGGAACAGCTATAGTAAGAACATCAGAAGGTTTAAAAGAGAAAGATTTAGGTATCATGCAAAGTGACAAGAAGTTAAAAGAAGTTGGTGCAAAGGAATTATTCGAAGGAATTTACGAAGCAGAAAATTCAAATGATACAGTTATTGCAATCGAAGTCAAAAAGATATGTGACATATTATCAACCTATGAAATGGATTCAGAAGAATTCAAGAAGGTAGCAAAACTTGCAGATACTCCAAGCGAAACAGCATCAGAGGAAGAACAACCAAATTCAGAAGTGGCAACAGTAGTTGCACACATAAATATGTAATTTCAAATAAACCAATTATAAAAATTATGATAATCGGAGGAATGTAAAAATGAAAAAGGATTTAATGAGTTTAATATCAAAGGTAAAGGAAATAACTGCAAGTGGTTTACCATTTATGGAGGGTAAAGAAAAAACTGATTTATCAGATGGTGAAGTTTATACAGTTGTTGAATATGGATACCTTGAAGGTGACGACAAAGAGTTTGTAGTATTAACAGATGGTGAAACATTCTGCTATGGTGGGTCAATAGTAACGGATGCATTTAAGGCTTTAGATGAAAAATTGACAGATGATGAAATCAAGGAACTTCTTGCTGAAGGTATATCAATGAAGATATCAAAGAAAAAGTCAAAGAATGGTAGAAAATATACAGCATGCGAGTTTTTCCCTCAATAATATAAAGAAAAAAAGATGCTAATAATCACACAAAAAAGAGGTGTAAATTAGCATCTTTTTTCTTTACTTTAGTTCTATTTTGGTATACAATGGAATAGTAAGGAGGTTAAATATAAAATCATTAATTAAGTGGGGGTTCGGGTATGGATGCATTAACAAAGTTAAGTAGACAAAAGAGGAAAGTTGACACAAGAGTTACAAATGAAAACAAAGACATGATTATCAAAGAAATTAACAAAAATATGTGTGATTTTGGATATGGTAAAATACCTAAGACAGCATCAATCCATGAAGTTCAGCGAATGAAAAAGCAGTATATGGACAGGCTAACATATGATATTGTATCTTTAGCCATACAAGAAGGAAAGTCAATTATTGCTGAAGTTGAAGCAAGGGATTTAAAAAAATCATCAGATGATGAAAACAAAAGGTTAGGAGAACATGCTAAACAATTAGCACAGGCTAAACATGAGAGCAACAAGAAACTTTCAAAATCACAAGTCCAATTTGTTGAAAGAGGAAACAATAATATTAAAGGCTACGGTAATTTAGACATGATGTCATTATTCGAAAAGGCTAAAAATAAACAAGATATTAAAGAATTAATTCAAGAGATAAAAACACAGGATACAAAGCAAATATTTTATGATAAACAAACTGGATTACTTGACCACGTTTTTCAAAAGATAGGAATTACAAGAGAGGAAGATATTAATAAAGTAAAGAAAAAAATTAATACTATGGATTTTGAGGATGCTGTTAATCATTATAACTATTTATTACATTCATTAGAGGTATATGATAGCGGTCAATCAAGAGCAACAAACGGAGATGAAACAGAATTAAAGGATGCAAGACTTGATGATATGATGATTAGGTTAGGTTTGAAAAAAACTGGTATTAAAAAAGTTCAAAAGGTATATAAGAAATATGAAAAAACTGAGTAGGTGATTATATGTCAATAAACGAAAGTGAAGAAAAGAAAAAACTAATTAATAAATTTTATAATTGTTTGTCAGCTGAAAAACAAAACATTATTGATAGGTTAAAAGAACATGTAAATGAAAATTTAATTCACTTTCGAAATGTTTCACGTGAAACAATTCAGCTTTTAGCTAACTTAGATAACAACAATTATTTATGTTTTGATACTGAAAGTTGTAGAGATTTTAATAATACAGATCATGAGCGGGTTTGGTGTTGGTCACTGTCTAATACAATTAATGACATTGTTATATATGGATATTTGCTTGAAGATTTTTTCAACTTTATACAAGAACTTTATGTTTGGAAAGAATTCAATTTTGATAAAAAAGCAAAAACTAAAAACCTAAATATTAAAATGTGGGTTCACAACTTGGCTTGGGATTTTGAATTTTTAAAATACTGGTTAAAAGACAACAACTACAAATATTATTCTAAAATTATGTATGAGGATAACAGTGTAGAAGATGAATTTTTAGACTGTAATGCTTGGAACATAGTTGAAAATAATGGTCAAGTTTATAATTCCACAATTCAAATGAAAATGAAAGATATTAGTTTCGGAAAGAAACATTTTAAATCTTTCATAAAAATAAAAATGTATGACAGTGTAAAACTAATACCAGAGAAGCTTGAAACAATAGGAACTAACATTATAAAAATTGATAAAATGTTTTATAAACTAGGGTCAGAATTTGACTATGAAAAGATACGTGCATATGATTATATATTAGAAGATATTGAAAAAGCATACATATATAATGATGTATATATCTTAAAAGAGTTTATAAAGCAATATTATATTGACAATGGACTTGTTGGATATACTGCAAGTGGAATATCATTTAACAACATGTTAAACTTTATGTTTCCAAATGCACCTAAAAAGTATGAAGAATTTACAGAGGTATACCCCGAAATAAAGGATAAGAAGATAATACAGTTAATAGATGATAGTTATAGCGGAGGTTATACTTATTGCAACCCAAAACATAAAGGGAAGGTAATCGAAAAGGAAGGTCATTCAATTGACAGAAACAGCAGTTATCCATCAGCTATGAAGTATAATAAATTACCTTATGGGATGCCAAGATATTTCAAAGGTAAATATAAATTTGATGATAATTACGATATTGCAATGCAAAAGATACACTTTGATGGATTCAGAAGGAAAAAAGGTTCAAGTATAGGATTTATTAAAATAGGTTCGTGCTGTGATTTTCTACAGGATATAAAAGAATATGGATTCAAGAAAAATGACTATACATCAACTAATTTTGACAATGAAGGTCAGCTAATGACATGCAACTATAATTTAGTTTTGACAATAGATGAATTAGAACTTTTAAAAAGTGTTTATGATTTTTACACATATAGAACAATAGGAAATACAGTTTTGAAGGGTTCGAAAAACTTAGTTAAAAAGCTAGATTATATAGAAGGAATAAAATTTAAATCCAAAATAGGTGACCTTGGAACATTTATAGATGATTGCACAGAACGTAAAATAAAGTACAAGAAAGAAAAAAATAAGTGTGGGGTAACTGTTGCAAAACGTGATATGAACAGCATCTATGGAAAGCTAGGTAGTGGTTTCACAAGAAAAATCATGCAATACGTTAATGATGAAGATGGATTTTTCAAACTTGAAAGAAAATATGAAAATGATAGTGAATATGACTATGAGGAAAGAAGAAAATACTATCGTTCATATTCATCATTTACAACATCCTATGGAAGAATTGCTTTAATAACAAACATTATAAAGATAGAAGAAAATTATGGTGAAGATGAATTCTTATACAGTGATACAGACAGCATTTATGCAACATTAACAGTTAATGAGTTTAAAGCTTTAGGAATTGAACTCCACAAAACAAAACTTGGTGCATGGGACATAGAAAAGGAGTTTACAAAGTTCAAATGTTTAGGAGCAAAGAAGTATCTTCTATATGGTCATGAATATGAAGATGGATTGGCAGAGGATGAAAATAGAAATTTACCAAGTAAATTATATCCACACTGTAGTGGATTACCATCAGAGATACAAGATTCTTTGAACTTTGATAACTTCTATATAGGTGCAGTTTACAGGAAGAAACAAAAGAAAAAAGTAATTGGTGGATATAGACTTGAATGGATAGACTTTACACTTAAAGATTTTACTTTTTATTAGGATGTAATATGAAAAGATTTTTATGTTTATTATTTGGGCATAAATCGTATTCATTACATGAAAAGGATATGTTTGGATATGAATATGTATGACAAAAGATATATTGTAAAAGGTGCGGGAAAAGAATAAATTAATTAAAGATTTATGGGAGGTTCTTAAAATGGATATAAACTATATTTTAAAAAATGAGGAACTTAAAAAATTATTAAAAAACTCAATAGCAAAGACATATAATAAATTTAAACTAAACTACGTAATAGGCAGGGAGGACTTTGAGCAAGAAGTTTATCTTTACATAATTCCAAGACTTAAAAATTTTGATAATGACAAATCCTCTCTTAAAACATATATACCATTAATTGTTATGAGTTGTGCTAGAACTTGTATTCAAAGTGCAAATGGTCAATCAAAGTTTTTTAATAAATTTGATTTTGAAAAAAGTCATTTATCTTTAGATTATGAATTTGAAAATGAAGATAATGAAAGTGTTAGCATTCAAAATATAATATCTAATGATTTTGAGGATATGAATACAAACATACTTTTGAATGATATTTTAGAGAATTCTAATTTAACTGAAATGCAAAGAACATTATTAATACTAAAGTCAAAAGGATATACAACAACAGATATTTCAAAAATTATGAATAAATCATTGTCGGGAATAACTAATTTATTTGAAAGAACAAAGAAAAAAATTATAAACAATTACATTGTCTAATGGTATACTAATAGTGATAGAGATTCAAAATTAAATATGCGGTAAATGCCATTATCCGAACGTGATGAACGTTGGCACAAACTGGGGACAGTGTACGTATATAATTTTGAGCATCTTTATTAAATCAAACGTAGCACCAACAGTCATATAGACATGTTTGGTGCTATTTTGTTAAGGAGGATTTTATATGTATTATGATTATAATAATGTACTTAGCAGAAATGCAATGCTTAATTTTATACTAACAAATAGAGGTGGAGGTAAAACTTACGGTTTTAAGAAAAAAGCAATTAATAACTATTTGAAAAAAGGTGAACAATTTATTTATGTAAGAAGATATAAAACTGAGTTTGATGATATAACAACATTTTTTGATGATATTAGTCATGAATACCCCGAACACACTTTTAAAGCATCTAAAAAACATGCATACATAGATGATAAATTAGTAGGTTTTTTCGTTCCACTATCCACAGCAAATAATAAAAAGTCAACAGCATATCCATATGTAAAGCTTTTATGCTTTGATGAGTTTATAATTGACAAGAAAAATCAAAGATATTTACCTAATGAGCCTATTCTACTTGATGGTCTTATAGAAACAGTAGTTAGACAAAGAAATGATTTAACGGTTATTTGTTTAGCTAATAATGTTACAATAGCAAATCCATACTTTCAACACTGGGATATTTACCCTGACTTTGAAAACGGTATAAAAACATATAATAGAGGTGAGAGAATATGTGTTGAACTTAATGCAGATGCAGAATTCATTGAAGCAAAAATTAAAACTAGATGGGGTAAATTAAATCAACATACCAAGTATGGACAACATGCAATTTATAATAAATCATTATCAGATGATGATTCCTTCATTATGAATGATAAACCAAGTAACTCAAAATTTGTTTTTTCATTTATTCTAAATGATAATGAAGTGGGTATATGGTTATTTGATGATATGTTTTACTGTGATAAGAAAATAATCAATACATCAAAGTTCAGATATGCATTGCAAATGGGTGATTTATCGCCAAATAACAGAATGATAGAAAAAATAAATAGTAGTTCCATGATATACGTTTTCAAGAATGCTTTTAAAAATGGTAGAGTTTTCTATAAAAATAAGTATATAAAATCCAATGTTTACGATATACTAAAGTATGTAGGTATTAGATAAGGAGGTAATAAAAATGCAAATTTCTGCAAATGGTATAGGCTTAATAAAAAAGTTTGAAGGGTGTTTTCTAAAAACTTATGATGATGGAACAGGAGTTTTAACAATTGGATATGGACATACACACAATGTAAAATGGGGAGATATAATTACAGTTGGACAAGCTAATGAATTGTTGTTAGAGGATTTAAAACAATCTAGCAATGATGTTCAAAATTTAATTGATAATGAAACAATAAATTTTTCAGTCAATCAAAATATGTTTGATGCAATGGTTTCATTTGACTTTAATGTTGGAAAAGGTAATTTGATAACACTTGTAAAAAATAGGGATGAAAAACAGGTTGCTGAAAAAATCCTATTGTATGTTTATGCAAGTGGTAAGAGGTTAGAAGGATTATCAATAAGAAGAAAAGCTGAAAGAGAATTATTTTTAAGTGATGTAAAAATTGATTTAAAGGAGAGTGTTAAAATGGCATTAATGAAATTTGGTGAAAAATCAAGAAGAGTAAAAGTTGTACAAGCTATGTTGAACTATATAATGCAATGGCAATTAATGACAGATGGAGAATATGGCGAAAACACTTTAAGAGCAGTAAAAGAATATCAGAGGATAAATGATTTATCCATTGATGGAATTATAGGAGAACAAACTATACATTCAATACTTAATGAAACTGAAAAAATTTTATTGGGATTATAGGTGGTAATATGATAAAAGAAAAGTTTTTAGGCTTATTCATGCTACTAGGAAGTTGGATTTCATATTTATTAGGTGGATGGGACGGAGTTGTTTCTACATTATTTATATTCATGTGTATTGACTTTATAACTGGACTTATACTATCTGCTATTTTTAAAAAATCACCTAAAACTGATACTGGCACTTTAAGTTCAAAAGTTGGTATTATAGGAATATTTAAAAAATGTATGATGATAGTATTTGTACTTATAGCTTATAGACTTGATTTATTAATGGGTGTTTCATATATTCGTGATGGTGTGTGTTATGCATTCATAATAAATGAACTAATATCAATTATTGAAAACTGTGGTTTAGTTGGTTTTCCAGTTCCTAAAATTTTGTCAGATTCAATTGATATTTTAAAGTCAAAAGAAAATAAAACAACCTAAAGGAATACGAAAGTATTCCTTATTTTATAATAAGTTTCTAATCAATCATAAATGATTGATTTTTTGAAACATAAAGGAGGTTTTCAAATTGAGTTATCAAGAAACAGTTTGGAACTATTTAAGAGCAAAGGGTTTGAATGAAAAATCAACAGCTAGTATAATGGGCAACATTGAACAAGAGAGCGGATTTGATGCAAACTTGATTGAGGTTGGAAATGGTATAGGATTTGGTTTATGCCAATGGAGTTTTGAAAGACGAACACAGCTTGAAGCTTATGGAACTGATATTAATCATCAACTAGATTTTTTATGGAGTGAATTAACTGGTGAAAACACAGCAGTAACTGGAGCATCATTTCAGTGGATTGAGCATAGTGGTTATTTAAATTATTCAGATTTTATGAGCGGTAATGGAACTATTGAAGAACTAACAGCTTCATTCTGTTTTAACTGGGAAAGGCCTAATGCTGAACTTGCAAATTTAGCAAATAGGCAATCATCAGCATTAACATATTATAATCAGTTCACAGGTACAACAGGAGGTGGAGGAACTGACCCAACACCAACAACAGGGAATTGTAAATTAATATATCCATATTGGTACGCATCTAATATTAAAATATCATATGTTTTAAATGATTTTGTATTAATGAGAACTCATGGTAATGTTGTATTAATTAAAAACCCAACAACAAACCGTTTATACTATGTAAACAAATCTTCAATTAAAATGATATAATAAATAGAAGAGATATTTTTATAAGGAGGGTAAATATGTTAAAAGTAGAAGAACACGAAAAAAACATAAATGATTTAATACAGATGTTAAAAGTTGAAGGAGTTGACCAAGCAAAAGTTTCAACTATTGTACAAGCCTTAAGAGATAATTATACAGAGGTTGACCAAGCCATAATAACAAATACTAAAAAAATTGAAGAAATAAACGGATTAAATGAAGGATTGCGTTCAGCAAACATGGGTTTACTTTCAAAACTAGGAACTCAAATTGCAGATTTAGGAAACAGAGGAAATCATCAAGAGCAAAAACAAGATAATACAGAAACAGAGGACAAGCCTTTGTCACTAGATGATATATCAAAAGAATTTTTAAAATAAAAAGGAGGAATTTTTAAATGGCAGTATTAACAAATGCTCAAATATTAGCATCAATAGCAAGTGCTACAACAAATCAAAACTTAAAAGACTTTATAACAAACCATACAAATCTAGAAACTTTTGGTAACTTAATAACAGGTGATACTTTTCAGCTAGAAAAAAATGCATTAATAACAACACTTGTAAATGGAATTTCAAAAAGAATTGTAAATGCAAAAATCATGGAAAATAAACTTAAAGAACTTAAAGGTGGAAAAGTTCCTTACGGTTCACAGATTAATGAAATAATAGCAAATCCTGCTAAAGGAACTCCATATAATATGAGTTCAACAAATCTTTTAACTCAAAAATTACCAGACGTTAAAAGTGTATTTTATAAGATAAATAGACAAGATGAATATGACGTTACTATATCCGACATGCAATTGCAAAGAGCATTAATAAATCCAAATGGACTAAATGAATTAATACAAATGATAGTTGGAACTTTATACAGTGGTGATAATCTTGATGAAATGAGATATACAAAAGAATTAATTGGTTCAGCAGTTTTAAACAATAGAGTTAAAAAGATAATTGTTGGTTCAACAGCAGATATTGGAGCAATAACAGACCCTAAAGCATCAATGACTATTGGAAATGTTGATTTTGGTACAAGCACAAGTTTAAATGAAAAAATGAAAATGGTTGTTTCTAAAATGAGAGAACTTTATTACAACTTTGGATTTGGTTCATCTTTGTACAATGGATATACTTCAATCAAAACAGAGGGTGAAGATGATTTAACAACATTCTGTGATGGACAAGACCAAGTTTTACTATTAAGAACAGATATTTTAGCTAATGTTGATGTTGAACTATTAGCAACAGCTTTTAATATGGATAAATCAAACTTCTTACAAAAGGTTATCCCAGTTGATGATTTCAATGGATTTAATGTTTGGGGTATTCTTTGTGATAAAGCATGGTTCAAAATTGAAGATACCTTCTATGGAATAAGAGATTTCCAAAACGGTTCAAATTTAACAGCAAACTATTATTTGCATCATCATCAAATAATTTCTTACAACCTTCTTGCGAATGCAGTAGTTTTCATTGATGCAAAAGATAAGACATTAACCAATGTTTAATATTTAAATTAGAAAGGGGATTTTTAGAATGATAACACCTTCATCAACAGTAAGGTTTCTAAATGTTCCCTTTTCACCTTCTCAAAATAATCTTATGAAATTTACAAGTTTATCATCACAAACAACATATATGGAAAGTAAACTTGTTTATAATTTAAGTGGATGTACATATATAAGAGAAGGTGACGGGGAGTATTTAAGAGTTAATAAATCGGTGGATGAATTATACAATTGTAATTATGTAATGTTCCAAAACCCACAATTTGGTGCTAAATGGTTTTATGCTTTTATTGATAAGTTAATATATAAAAATGGAGCAGTTACAAACGTAGTTTTAAAGATGGATTCTTATCAAACTTTTCAATTTAATTATACTCTCAATGAGAGTTTTATTGAAAGACAAACTTTCAATACAGATTATTATAATACACTTGCAGATACACCAACAACAGGAGATTTAACAGAGGTTTGGAGTTATGAAAAAACAATAAATGGAGTTTATATAATTTTATTCAATGCAGACCCTACAACAGATGATACATCAACATCACTTAATTCATATCCAACAATAGGTAACTATTCAATGCCTTGTTATATGTCTATTTGTTTATCTAAGTTTGATATGAGCGATATTGTACAGGCTGTTAGTAACAAAGGCAGAGCAGATAGAATACAAGCTTGTTATTATGCCCCATGTACAATTGTAGATAATACTGGATATGAAATTCAAGTAATGGGAAAAGGTGATTTAAATATTGTAAGTGATATATTATTAATTCATAACATGGATTTGAGTTTATTATCAGAGACATTCACATTAGATATAGATATAACACCAACATTTAAAAAAGAAATTTCATATCCTTATACAAAACTTGAAATAGTTGACCGTATCACAGGAAGATATATTGAACTAGATTTAAGTAAATTTTATAATCCTTTATCACCTCAATTTAAAATCCTTTATAATATAACTGATAATGTTGAATACAAAATAATTCCACTTGATTACAACGGAATAAGCTATTCAATAGAAAATGCGCTTGTAATTAGTCCAAGTTCGGATTTACCAGTATTCTCAAATTCATACTCTAAATATTTAAAAGATAATAAATTTACAAATGTTTTAAATGGTGCTATGAGTGTAGGAAGTGCAATTGGAAGTATTGCAACCTTAAATATTGCCGGAGCGGTTAATAGTTTTGCAAATATAGCATCTGTAGTTAATGCTGATGCAGTAGCACGAAAACAGCCTAATCAAGTTAGCAATATAAAAGGTGATGCTTTTGAGTATGCGAACTATACAAGTTCAATATTCTTTAGAGTTAAGCAAATGGATAATGACCATATGAAGATAGCACGAAATTTTTGGAATGCATACGGATATCCAGTTCGCAGAATTGATGCATTTAACAATACATCAAAGAGATATAATTTCATAAAGACAGTTGGAGCAAACATCACAGCAGACACAATACCATCAGAGTATTTAAAGGAACTTGAAAAGATTTATGATAATGGAGTAACAATTTGGAACTCAGATTATCTGAATTATGATATCTTATAAAGGAGGTTAAAGAATGGAAACAGTACTAAATAAAAAATGGTTAAGTGACCAGATATTAAGTGTTGGGGATAATTACTATATGAATATGCATTTTTATAATTTATTATATTTAATGTGTATAAATCGTTTCATATGGAAGAATCTGCCTAATAACATTGATGGAGATTTTATAGAGAAGGAACTTGCCAACAATGGTGAACTTGCATTTATTAATCATCCTCTATATGGTTTTCAAATTTGCTATTGTATGGGTGATTATATTAATATGTATAATCGACCAACAAAATATTTATGTTGGACTGCAAATAATATAATAAATGAATGGTTTGATGCAGAGGACATTGTAATAATAAGAAATAACAAGTTATCTCAAAATTCTCATGATTTTATTAGAAGGTATGCTACATTGCTCGGAGAAATACAAAAGGTTAAAGAAGTAAATTTAAATGCACAGAAAACACCTATTGTAATTCAGTGTGATGAAGCAGAATATTTAACACTTAAAAATATTTATGCACAATATGAAGGAAATGCACCAGTTATATTCAAGAAAAAAGCAGTTAATATAGAAGGTTTAAACGTTCTTAAGACTGATGCCCCATATCTTTTAGATAAATTGCAAGGTGAGAAAATTGACACATTGAATGAGTGTCTAAATTTTATGGGAATAAAAACCGTTGCTGATAAAAAGGAAAGAATGGTTGAAAAGGAAGTTGAAGCAAATGACAATTTAGTGGGTATATGTCTTGCAATGTTTTTAAATACTAGAATTGATGCAAGAGATAAAATAAACAAAAAATTTGGTCAAAAGATTGAAATTGAACTTGCTGAATTTTGTGAAGATAATATTAAAAGGAAAGAGTATAAAAAGGAGGTTGAAGAATAATGGGAAAGTATACTTATGAATTAAGTCAAATAATAGAAGACGAAAAGATTTTTCCTCCATCCCCAACAGCTTTATCACTTACAAATATACTGACAAATTATCCACTAGAGAATGAAAACTTTATAGATTTAAGTAGAAAAGATGGAAAGACAAGGAGAGAAGTTTTAAATGATAAGATAATAAATCACTATTATTTTAGTGAGATAGGTTTCGAAAATCCGCCAAGATTTTTATTTGCTTTAAAACGTCGACTTGATGAAAAAATGACTTTATATAATCAGAGATACAAGTCAATTGACTTAGATATAAATCCAATTAATAATGTGGATATGACAGAGAGTTTTACACATACAATCACAGGTAGTGGTAGTATTGATACTAATAATACAGATACAAACACAGGTACAATAAAAAATGATGGAAGTGGAACAAGTTCATCAACAAATGATAATTTAAATGTTAATAGTGATACTCCTCCAACAGAATTATTAGAAGCTGATATCTTAGCTAATAAATTCGCAAGTACAACAGGCCATGATAAAAATACTGCAAGTGGTGAAAGCACATCAACAAATACTCAAACATTAAACACAACAAACCATCTAATAGGAGATATAAACACAACAGATAACAAATCAGAAACATACGAAAGAAAAGAATTTGGAAGTTCAAAGGGATACACATTTGCTCAAAATATAGACCAATGGAGAAACATTATGATAAACATTGAGGAGGAAATTATAAATGAATTATCAGATTTGTTCATGAATGTATGGTGATATTAATGATATAATAAAATAGATTAATGAAAAGGAGTTGGAAAAATGAACAAGAATGATTTATTACAATTATATACTAATCCACAACCAATACCAAGCCAATTCAATGAAGGTTTTTCACAGTATGAAACAGTTAAATATTTAATAGGGTTAACAAATAACCTTATAACAAATCAAAATTTGGGAGCAGATGAAATTGCAGATTTAGAAGGTAAAAAAGTTTCATTAGAATATTACTTGAATGATTTAGCTAATAACAGAAAATTATCTCCAACAGGTGATTTTAGTGGAAAATGGCATGGCCACGAAATGGTAGAAACTGACCCGGGAATTCAAATAATAGTAAATGACCATACAAATGAATTGCTTGATTATAGAAATGTAAAAACAATTTACGATATTAAATCCGACGGTTCTGACATAACAACTAAATTAATAAGTGCTTTAAATGACAACAAAAGTTTATATTTTCCCGATGGTGAATACACAATAAATGGAGTTGTAACAATTACCAATAAAGATATAATTATGTATGGGAATAATGTTACTTTTAAAGGAACTGGTGGTTTTACTTTCGATAGCGATATAAGTGTTTCAACATTCGTTAATGATATTGTAGACGGAAGTTCAAGTATTAATTCTTTGATAGATTGTAATGTGGGTGATATGTTATTAATCAATGGTTCAATATCACATAGTTTATATACTCCTAACAGATATTTAACAACTAGTGTTTTAGCAAAAGTAATAGACATAGCGGGAAACATGATAAGACTTGATAGAAAAATTAATTTTAGTTTATCGAATGTAACAGCAAATATAATTTTAAATCCATATAAAGTAGATATTAAAAATATAATATTTGATGGAGTTAGCATGAATGTTTCGAAATCTAATAATGTAAATATTGACAATAAATTTATAGGAAATACTGACATTTCACTTTCAATTAACCAATGTTCAAACATAAAAGTTAATTTTAAAGGAATTAATCTTAAAAATGCTACACAAGGAATAGTTTTAAATGATTGCAACTCTTTTGATGTTAATGTAATTGGAGTAAATATTGGAAAACAAGATTCAAGCGGAACAAAAGCTGTTAGGTGTAACGGTTTATCAAATGGAAAAATTAATGCGATTTTGAGTGACAGTTGGCACAATGATGTTGTAATTTATGGCGCGAGAAATGTTAACGTTGATGTTATTTCAAATGGTAGTGGAAGATATTTTAGGGATAATAATATAATAACTCCTAACAGAAATGAAAGTGTGCAATTTTCTGAATGTGATAATTTAGAAATACATTGTAATATGGATAATGTAGATGACCAAGGACTCGAACTGTTAGCTTGTTATAAATGCAAGGTTTATCCAAAAATCAATACACTAGTAAATTCAACAGAGGGTGCAATTGTTGTAAAAGGAGGAAGTCAAGACATATCAATAGTTAACCCTTTTATACGTGCTAATAATCCCTATTCAATTAAAGTTGAGTGTACTAACAATCTTAGTGACAGTGCAAACACTACAAGAACAAATGATATCAAAATTATAAATCCTAATATAGTTAATTTTAATGCTAGTGGTTATGGAATAATTTTAAGAGATTCACCAATAACAGTTAATGCAAATGTAAAGATTCTTGGTGGATATATTAAAGCTATGTACCCAATAATGGGAAATGATATAAATCATAATGGATTAACTGTATTGAATTCATTAATAGAATCAAATGGTGGACATGGCATAAATAGTATAGGAGATTATTTATTAGTAAGTAATGTTATTGTATTAAATGGAAATGTTACAACAGTAAGAGCAGTAATTTCAAGTGGGGCTAATGATAAGGTAAACAAAGTAACAAGTGATGGTGTAGTTTATGTAAGAGCAAATGCAAGAGATAACTTTAATATTAAAAACTACATGGATAATCGAGTGCCATATATATGGTTTGACACAAAGTCATGGCATATATATTGCGATAAACTCCAATATAGAGTTAACTCAATACCAGTTGAATACATTTGGACAAGAGATACAAAACTAGGTTTGATTAATGCAACAGGTGGAGGATTTGCTGAGATTATATGTATAGAGGATGGAACTCCTGGAGTATGGAAAACATGTAATCCGATAAGTGTATAGGTAAATGAAAAGAGTGAGTTTGGATACTCACTCTTTAAATTTTGAAGTTATCTGTTGAAATTGCAAGTTCACTAACTGCTTCAATTTTACCCTCATTCTCTTTGTATTCTTCATACAATGAAAATGCATATTCACAAGATGATGTATTTATTAATTCTTTTAATAGAGAATTCATTGAGCAGTATATTGGTAAATCATGTTCAGATGCTAAATTTTGCATTGTGTGAAATATGTTGTTGTTTCTTTCATGACATTTATAAGCATTGTTTATGTTCCACTCTGAATATTTGGTTTTTAGTTGTTGTTTAGTCATTTTAATTTTCCTCCTTTAAATATATTTTCTTTCTAATTGAGCAACTCTTTCTTTAGCTTCTTGCAAATCTGCTTTTAGATTTTGAATAACTTCTATATCTAACCTTCCTAACGAATATGTACC